CCGCCGCTGGTCAGCAAATAAGGCGCGTCCGTCACGCACAAGTCAGCGCCGGTGATGGTGGGCAGGACATCCAGCGCATCGCCCTGGATAAGTGTGTAATGGTCATTCTGGATCAGCATGGCCGTGCCATCACTTCCGTCACGTCATCGGGAATGCCGAAGGCCAGGCGCATGATTTCAGAGCGTTCTTTCAGATAGACCTTGCCGCCGCGATAGCGCCAGCCCCAGACCAGCAATGGCTTTTGGCTGCGCTTCATGAGTCGTGCTTGTCCATGTAGTCGGCAATCGCACGCAGTTCCTGCGCGTCAAAGGTGCCATCCATCGTCACGCGGCCAGTGCCTTTTTCGTAGTCAACATAATCCCAGGATGAATTTAGATTTCCCCTGTCATCAATCGTGATGCCGCTGCCTTCATACAATGGTGTTTTCTGTCTTTCGTTCATGCTTTCTTAACCCTCGTTTGTTATTCTGGGAAATGAAAGGAAGGTGCCACATGCCCTTTACAATCCACCCAGACCAAAAACCTAGCGATGATGAATCCTACTGGCGCAGGTATTACTGCGATGAAGTGGAAGCTGATGCCAGGTGCGCTGCTGAATTGTGTAAGACACACGCTGAAAACGTGCGCTGTGACATCATCCTGCAACGCTCTAAACTGTAAATCATTACAGATTACGTTGCAATCCCCACACACGATAAAACTAAAAAACCCCCGCCTTTTATGGCAGGGGTTCTTTTTTGGCGGTTCGGGAATCGCTTATTCTTTGTCGGCGTTGGCTGTGTCAGTGTTCAGCTTGCCGCCGCCTGCGCCTTCCGATTTCGTGCGGACATCGTTGGCATTGGTTTCTTTTTTCGGGCGGTTGTCAACGTCATGGCCTTTTTTAAATTCGCCATCCTTGTTGCGGTCTTGTGTCATGGTATCCTCCATATGGGTTAAAGGTGCCATGATCCAACGGCGCTGGCCGGTTTCAGTTCCGCCTTAAACACACTTCTGCTGGCGATTCGTTTCGTATGTCCGCATCCAGCGTTTCGTGGTCGGCGTGTCATCAGGATGCGCCGTGCCGCGTGGCATAGACTGGCAGGCGGTATCAACGGGCGTGGGATGGGCGCATGATGCCAAGCTGAACAAGGTCAGCGTCAACATCAGCATCAGACATATGGGCTGTTTCATTCGTCACCTTGTCAAGATTTGAAGCTGATTCGTTTCCGGCTGTGACTGCAGTCGTGGCCGCATCAGCCTTGCAGGTCAATTCACCTGCGGTGAATCTGGCATTGCCGTATGCCCATACCGTCAACCCGAAGGCTGCGACAAGAACAAAACCGGCAATTGCCAGAAACTTATTCATTTATTCCGTCACGTCATGTGCGGTGTCGTTGGCCTTTGCAGCCTCGCTGGTGCTGACAACATCAGGCTTCCCTTCCGCAATGACCGCAGCTTTAATCTGCGCTTCCGGTGTGTCGTTGATGATTTCAACGGCCTGGGTAATGGCCTTGTCTTTGTTGATGGCGATTTGCACCGCCTGGCCGATGTCGGTCACGCTGCCGGATAAAAACGAAAGCAGGGCGATGACAACCATCAGGATGTATTTGCCGAAGTTTTGTAAGAACGATGCCATAGGGTTTCCTTTCTCAATCTATGCGGTTCAAAAGCCAACCATAAAGAAAGGCTTCATCCTTCTGGCGGCGTTCAGCCAATGATATATAAAAACCGCCCTGCAAGCAATTCAATGCTTTAACCAGTACCGATTCGCCCTCGCGCCGCATGGTCAGGAATTTCCGCAATGTGCCGATGGTCGCAGGCCCAACCTTGCCATCAGCCTTGATGTCAGGATAGTTCTTGCCTTCATTGTTCAGGGCATTCAGAAGCCGCTGCAAAAAGAACCCTGCCTGCGTTACTCCCATGTTCACGCTGATGTCAGCCAGCTTTAGGCATAGCGAAGGGCAAAGGTTCTGGATGTCGTCAAGCCGCAGTGCGTCCCAATACTGCGCTTTGTAGATGGATTTCGCCAGCGATAGGGGCAGGTCTTTCATCGGGCCGGTATAGCCAGCCTTTCGTGCCACGGCCTCTGTCACGCCATAGCGCGTTGCGCCGCCGCTGTCGCGGCTGTCATTCACAAAGCCGCCTTCCACTTCCATCAGGTCTTCAAAAAAGGCTTCAAACAACGGCATCTAAATCACCATCAGCGTTGCAAGGGCCAAGCCGCCGAAGGCGAAAAGGCCGGTTAAAAACTCGCCAACTTCGGTGGCCTCGTCCAATTCATCTGGCAGTTTTTCCACAATGCCGATGTCGTGCAGCTTCCAGCCGATGGCATAGCCTAATGGCTTCCCTATCAATCCGCCTGCCAGGATCGGGATGGCCGCAAGGATGTCCACAAAGCCAAAGGCGATGGCCGGAAAAAGTGTGCTGAACCCGCCGATGATCGCCAGAAGCAAAAGGTCATAGCGGTATCGTGGCATCAGTTTGTGCAGCCAAAGAATCAGGTATTCCAGTTTTTCTGGTGTGCGCCCTGCGCCTGGCTCTTTCTTGCTGTGCGCCAAGTCCATGCCGCCGCCGTGTCCGGTGTTCTTGAAGACCATGCAGGCCAGCAAAACAATCAGCGCCACGCCAGCGCATATCATTGTATGGACAAATTCAAAGTCCAGCGCCAGCCCTTGGCCGTGATGATCGTGTTTCCAGGCTGCGAATGTCGCACCTGCGAACGGCGCAGACCATAGAAAAGCTTTTAATAATTTAGGTGAACCTGATATGAAGCCGCCGCCATGCCAGCGGGAAAGAAGTGCGCCAATGACTGCAGTCAGCCCGAAGGCTGCGGCCTTAACGCTTGCGGATTGTTGTGGCTTCTGCGGTGAATGCTGCATCTAGCTTTGCCTTGATTTCTTTCACGCCATCTGACGTTGCTGCAAGGCGTTCGTCCATGCGTGCCAGTGTCGCTTTTGTGTCGCTCTGGTTTGATCGCATGGCCTCAATGACAACGGTGTGATTGCCGGCAACGCCTTCAATCTGGGACACACGCTGGTCAAGGCGTGCGCCCCACATGAATAAAACCGTTGTCTGGAAGCCTATTGCAAGGATGATAGAAAGCGGAACTTTCTTGTCCAAATGCCAGCCTTCTTTCATGCTTGGTGCCTCGTAGTGACTTAATGGTTCTGGCATCGCGCCCTTCCTTGTAAAAGTAACACCAATCCGCAATTAAACCAACGGTTACTAATATAAGATGTTCCTTTTATTTACGAATTAAATTGATCGCTGCGCGGTGCAACCATCGGGCTTGCCGCTTCTTTCAGGCATTCCTTCGTGATGACAGGGCTGTTGTTCTTCGCTTTGCAGATGTCTTCCGCTTTATCCAGCGTGAAAACTCCCCAACCGAAGATGCCGAAAATAATCAAGGCCAGTCCAAAATCATAAAGTTTCATGGTCGTGTTCTCCTTTGTTTGAGTGTTAGGCGCTTAGTTCTTCATACACGCCTTTGCCGCGATGGACAAACAGATTGCCCAAAACGATATAAGGCGGGATCGTGGGGACAGGCGTTGGCGTTGCCTGGCCTGCTTTGCCGGTCTTCTCGCCGCTGCCAATCTGCGCCAGCACGTTCATGGTTCCCAGAACTCCACCAAGAATGGAAGCGATGAAGCCCTGCGTGCCGGTGATTTTGCCGATGCTGTCATTCAAGTCATGGTCATGCTCTGGCATGTGATTCGTTGTCAGGGACACATTCACCGCGCCGCCTTTGTCACCGATGGCAACGCCGGTGCCTGGCAATCGAATAAAGCGGCTGTCAGGAATGGGCAGGCCAAAATGCGTTGCCGCATTGATGCCAGGATAAAGGCTGTTGTATTTGCCAGCGTATTGGGCCGCAAGAAGCGGGTATTCAGTTATAAGCAATGTCCGGCCATCGTGCGGGATATGCAGCCAGTAGCCATGATCCGCGCTTTGATCCGATATTTTATAATCACCAGGGACATCATCGTTCCAGTCCACGCCATCATGCAGGAACCAGTAGTTGGTGATTTGCGCCCATGTCGGCTTGGTGCGTCCATCGCTCCATGAAATGCCGTTATATTCGGCTTCTGTGCCGCTGTCATAAAGGCCGGTATAGACAGCGCCTGGCACAAGGATTTCAAGCACTGCATCCCAACGGATGCCTTCATAAAAATTATACGTCATTTTATTCCCCCTCTAATTTTACCTGGTCAACAAACTCTTGAAGCTTTTCAATTTTCTGTGCGACATTATCGCGCCCATCCTTCAATGTTTCCATCAGCGCAATGTCTTTTGGATCATCGGAATCTTTCAGATTGCCAATGCCAGCTTCAATCTTTGCAAGTCGTTCCTGCAATGGGGTGATTGCTTCCGCAGCATTCACGGCGGCTTCTTGGCGGTCTTTCTTTTCCTTATCCTCGCGCTGCTTTTTGCGGTCGGCTGCATCTTGTTCTTTTTCCTCGCGCTCTTTTATTTTTTCAGCACGGTCTTTTTCGTGTTGATCGAGAAAAGCTTTTCGCTCTGGCCCGATGCTGATTTTATCTTTCTTCGGGTCGTAAACATCCCCAACTTCCGCGTCATCACTGTCAACGGTGATGTGTCCCGCTGGCGGTTCAAAACCAACGTGAATATTCACAACTCGGTTTGTTTCAGTGTTCACAATTGCCATGCGCTTTGCCATGTCCGTTTTCTCCTTATTTAAATTCAAGAACCATAATCATACCTGAACGCCCAACGCATCCTTGCTCACCGCCTATTGAGGTACATGCAGCGCCGCCGCCGCCTGTTCCTGGCGGTGCATTGGTGTCACCTGTGGCGAATGAGCCAGCTTTAGCGCCGCCACGGATAATTTCGCCGCGCATACCGCCGCCCCAGAATGAAGCGCCGCCTTCACCGCCTGCCGCGTTTCCTCCTGCCGCATCGGTGCTGCCAACATTGCCATATCCGCCCATAAGCTGAATAAGTCCAACTGCGCCGGTGAATGGTGTGCCGCCGTTGCTTTCCGCAAGATAGCTGGCCGCCGCCGCGTTTCCTGTTCCAGAACCAAAAGCGCCGCCCTTGGCGTATGCGTATGTAACTGCATCGCTGCCAACAAAAGAACTGTCGCCGCCGCTGGTGCCTGACGTTCCTGTGTTGCCGCCTTGAGTACCGCCAGCGCCAATTGTTATGGTCGCGGAAGTGATTCCTGTTGCAACAAGGCTTACAACGGCAATAGATGTGCCGCCTGCTGTGCCGCCTGCGGCTGCTGTTTCCGCGCCGTTTGTTGTGCTGTCAGCGCCGCCGCCGCCGCCGCCGCCTGCCGTGCAGATGATTAAGGCAAATTTTGTGCCTGATGTTGGTGTGTATGTACCGGATGAAGTGAATGCTTGAAGGGTAACCGCGCCAACGCCGCCGCCCAACGCAGAAAGCAAAACCTTCTTTGCTGCTGATGCGCTTGCGTCATATGTCACAATATAATCATTGGCTGCATCAGGGCTTCCGTCTGCGGTCAAAAGGTTGATGACTTTAAACATATCATCAAGGCGCATACGGCCTGCGGCTGTAGCGGAAGTGTCATAGATGGCAAAAAGGTCATCAATTGCAGGCGCTGTCACGCTGGTCAATGAACCGATGATTTTAAAAAGGTTGTCCAGTGTGATGCTGTCGCAGGCGTTGGAAGCACTCACGTCAATCATCGCCAGCTTGTCACCTGTCGCGGGTGCCGTTTCAGCGGTCAGGCTGTTGATGAAGTTGAAGATGTTTTGCAGCGTGACTTTTCCCGCAACTGCGCCGGAAATATCATAGAAAGGAAATTCATCACCTGATGCCAGTGCTGTTGTTGTAAGCGCCGTGAACGCTTTCAGGAAGTTGGCGATGGTCATTTTGTTGGGCGCGTCCGCGCCTTCCGAAACATCGTTAATCACAACTTCATCATTGATGGCAATGGCTGTTTCTGCGGGAAGGGCCGCGAATGAAAGCGTTCCAGCGTTACCTTGTTGGCCGCGTTCACCGTCAATGCGAATCGTCCAATCTGTATATGGGCCTGGGCCTCCAACCGCAACTTCAACGCTGACCTGCAATGATGTGCCGGTGTAGTCAGTGACAACGCCGGACATGCGGCGGTTGGCTGCGTCTGCATCGCTGGTGATTAAAACGTGTCGTCCTGTTCCAAAGTTTTTGCCAGCCTGTGTGGTGAAAGTCTTTGCGCCGGTGCCTATGGAAACGGATGATGTTGATGTTCCGGTAAGTTTTGCAGCGCTGTCTGCTGCTGCCACGGCGCTTGCCGCTGCGTTGGTTTCGCTGGTCGCGGCGTTTCCTGCTGACGTGCTGGCAAGACCGGCTTGTGTTGTTGCCGTTGATGCTGCCGCCTGCGCTGCAATTCTATCAGCGTCTGCATCGCTGGCCGCGCTCTGTGCCGCAATTCTATCAGCATCGGCAAGGTTGGCGCTGTTGTTTGCGTTGGTCGCCGCCGTTTCAGCATTGGTTTCAGCGGTTTCGGCTGCGTTCTTTGCCGTTATTGCGTCATCACGCGCATCTTCCGCCAAGCCCTGCGCGGTCTGCGCCGCTGTTGCTGCGGTTTCCGCGTCTGATTCACTTGCACCTGCGGCTGCGGCTGCATCCAGCGCGTCCTGCTTCGCGGCCTCAATATCAAGAAGATATTGCGCCGGTGTGTCGGTCGATGTCTGCGGAACTGTCACGGCGCGGCTGGCGATTTCAGCAAGCTGCTTGACCTGTCGGCCCAATTTATCGGCCATGTCCTCCGCCTCTTGAGGAAGCACGCTGTTCTGGTTTGTAAAATCTGTGTCCTGCTCATAAGGCACGTTTGGCAGGATCGTGATTTTTTTCGTGTTAGGCAGTGCGGTTGGTGTCGGCACGCCATAGACGACATTGCCGCCGCCATCGTTGCCAACGCCTGTTACGCTGTAATGAACGCCAAGGGTCAGGACGGTTTCAACGCCGGTGGCAAGGACACGTTCAATCACTTTCAGGTGTGTGTTGCTGGTGATTTTCCAATCATAAAGGAAGCTGGTGGCAACGCCGTTGCCAGTATGGTCTTTTCGGAATGGGGTTGCCGGTAGTGTCATTTCGCTGTTCCCTTATGCGCTGGTCAAAATAATAACCTAAAATCTGTCTTCACGATAGATAAGATAATCCATTGCCGTGGCCTCTCCCGTTTTATCCTCACGTTCCATGCCACGGATGAACTGATTGATGGTGCTGGCAGGCAAAGGCACAAAGACATTCAGCGCATCAACCGCTTGGCGGGTCAAGGCATAGCCATTGATTTTTTCCGTATCACCTGTAAGAAGCTTTTCACCCGTGCCAACCAGTCGGCCTGCAAATTCGCCAAGGCCGGACAACTGCGACTCGGCTGCGCCTGCGCCATCAAAGCCTTGTGCGCCGCCGCTGATGGTGCGGACAAAGGGAATGGTGCTGGCCGCGTTGTTGATCGTCATGCCAAGGATGCCCTTGCCGATTTCCAGGGCAGTCAATTCTTCATCGTCATCATCGTCCCAATCAATCTGGCCCATGATCGCTGCGGAAATAAAGCCTTCCACAAGTAATGCCATAAGGTAGGACATAGCCAGGTCAACGCCGCTGATTTGCTTGTTCTTGAACTGGATGTTCTTATTTTTCAGAAGGTTGTATTTAGCATTGAAATATGAAAAGAACATCGTGCTGGCCTTCACCAATTCCTGGCGCTGCGTTGCCGTGTTCAGCGTGCCGCGCTCAATCGCGGCCAGGTCGGATGTCAGACCGGATGACTGCAGTCGTGCAACCGCGATGTCAGCCGCACGCACGGCATCAGGATCATCCATGCCATCGGCAATGCCTTTGTCGTAGGCTGCAAGCCATGTGCTGGTGTCAACCAGTTCCTGCATCTTCTGCATCGGGTAAAGCATTAGCGCCGCCATCTTCTGCTGCGCGTTCGCTGCGCGGCTGCTGTATTCATTCAGCGCGTCTGCAATATCGCGGTTAAGCGTAAAACGGCGCTCCTGCATAAACAGGGATTTTTCCGCAACCTCTTTTGCCATCGTGTATGGATTTCCACGGCTGAACATCCGCGCAACGCCTTTGAAGGTGCGCTTTGCGCCAAGGTCGGCAACGGTGTGCGATAGACCGGAAAACTGTAGCAGGGCCGTGATGGGTCGCAGGCCGAGTCGTCCAACGGTGTAATTCGTGCGGATGGTGCGAAGTGCGCGGTTGATCGTGCCGCCAGACAATGAACCGCCAACGGCGACATCCTTTAACCACAAGTCCAGCATTTCCTTGCCATCGCGCCCCAGGACATTCTGCGCGGTTTCCTGAATCTCTTTCTTCCGCAGAACCTTGTTCACGTTCTCCACGGTTTCAGCCATCGTGATGATGCCAACCTGTTCCCCGATGTGTTCCGTCAACACGTCCAGGTCAAGGCGCATCGGGCGGCGCACGCCGCTGACACGTTCAATCTGTGATCCACGGCGCGTGGCTGCACGGGCATTCTTTCCAATGGACAATTCCTTGAAGGTCTGCGCCAGTTCATCATTGCCGGTCATCACGTCCTGGTCTGCGTCATACATGATTCGCATGTAGCCGCCTTTCAGGGAAAGCTGCTTTCCGTCAACGGTGGTGACTTCAAAGGGCAGGGCTTCGATTTTCTCCGGCGCATATCCGAATCGCCGCGCTTCAACGGCGCTGGTTTCCGGCCAGAAGCTGTCCAGATAATCCCAAACGTCCTGCACAAAAAGCCAATCTTTTTCCCGCATGTTTGAAAGGATGCGGTCAATAAAGTCTTCATCCCATCCGCGTGATTCGTTGTAACCGTCAATCAGTTTTTCACGGTTGTCTTCCGTGCCTTGGTGCATGGCGATTGCCAGCATTTCTTCAAGGCGAATCGGTTCCGCGCCTGCCTGAATTTGTCTGTCCAGAAAATCTGCCGGTTCATCGGCATACCATTTATCCATCAATTGGCGGAAGCGCTTATATTCCTGGCGCTGGCGCACGTTCTTGTTGATTTCAGCGCGGTGGATGGGTTCATAAACAGTTTGTGTCCATAAGCCATAATTGTCACCACCATCCATCAGCACCATCATCTGGCTGGCCTTGGTGTTCACGGCATCAATGCCGTTCACGACATTGGCAATCTTCTTTCCAACCTTGCGATTTTCGCGGCGCGTTGAAAGCGCGACATCACGCGGCGCATTGTTCTGTTCCGCTGTCTGCACCATTTCGGCAACCAGTTCTTCCAGGTCGCGCTGCTGGCCTTCGATGATATATTTGCGCTTGTTCCGGCCCTGGGTTTCCAGGTTCACGATTAAATCCCGCAGGCCGCGAAACTCATTAACTGTCAGGTCGCGGTAGTGCGTCTTGTTGTCAGCGGCCAACAATTCAGGCGGCATCATCAGGCTGGCATCTTCATCTTGTTCCTGTGCCTGAATCCATTGGTTCAGCGCGGCCAGTTCCAGCTTCAAGCGCTTGCCTTCTGAAAGCTTCGGCCCCAAATTATATTTATCCAGGATGTCCCAGATTTTCTGATGGTAGGCTGGATCAATCTTCACCGCACGGGCATTGCCCTTGGCTGGCATTTTTTCCAGCTTCTTGAATTTCTCAATCGCGGACTCGGCTTCATCGCGTGCCTGTTTTGAAAGCGTGTGCAGCTTCTTGTTGATGATTTCCTGGCGCTTCCAGGATGCAGCGCCCTTGACAACGCTGGTTGCGCCATCCTTGCCCTTCACAACGCGGTCTTCATACTGCTTGGCCTGCAATGCCTTGCCGTATTCACGGGCTGCACGCAACGCGGCGCGGTAATATTTATCCGGCTTCACTGCTTGGTCAACGGTCAACTGCCCAATGACAATTTCAGCGGCCTTCTGAAAATCTCCATCGCTTGGGTATGCAGCGCCGGTGCGTTCGGATAGGGCTTTCAATTCAATCTGCGCGGCCTTGGTGTCCTCGGCCATGACCATTGCCAGCGCTTCCGCCTCAATGGTGCCATCGTTCAGCATATCGCCATGCGCGGCAATCATGCGGTTCTCTGTTTGCTTTTGAACGGCCAGCTTGTACGGGTCAACCGTCTGCATGACCTTGAGCATGTCGGCTGCGGATTTGAAGCCAAACATATCCGCGACAATGCGCGGGTCTAAGCCGCCATCTGCGGTGCGGATTCCACGGGGCAAATATTTCAGTTCCTGTTTGCCCAAAGGATTTGCAGGGCTGGCATCATCAAAAGCCTTAACAACAAGCGCTTCATTCAGCTTGTGGCTTTCCATCTGGTCTGCCACGGGATCGCCGTTGAAGTCGGTGCCTGTTTGCAGGAATTGGATGGCGCGATAAACCGGCTGGCTTTGCAATTCGGCTTCAACCTCGGCCTGCACGCGCTGTGTTTCCGTTTTCCACCATTCAGTGTTTTTGCGCCGCGCCTGTCGGATGGCCTTGCGGAAAAGCTTATCTTTCGCATTGCGGATGGCCTCTGCCTTCGCTTTCAGATAGCGTTCCTGCTGCGCCGGTGAAAGCATTTCCATTGTCTGGGCTTCAATGCCAACAACGGGATTGGTTCGCAGCGCTTCAATTTCATCATTCGTGGCAAGAAGGCGGTCAAAGACTGCAGTCATTTCCGGCGATACGTTGACGCGCAGCGCTTTAATGCTGCGGTATATATTCGCCAACCAGATTTTGAAGCGGTCGAACGTGCCGCGCAATGCGCTGCTTGGCGCTTCGCCTCGGTAAAGGTAGGCTTCAAAACCACGGGCAAATTGTTCATGCTGTTCCGTGCCAATTTCACTGTAATTCTTTACATTCAGCCATTCCAGCGTTTTGGCAAAATCGTCCTTGATCGCCTGCGGCGCATCGGCCTGTGCCGCGATGTCAGCGAAGATGTCAAGGAAAACGTGGCCGGTTTCATGCAGTAAGGTGGATTCATCGGAACCTTCAAAAAGCTTCACAATGGTCTTGCCCTTGTCCGTGAATTGCGTCACGCCGCGTTCCGCCTGATAATAGCTGCCAGGCTGCTGGCTTTCATATTCCTGCCGGAAGCGCGTGGTGGCATTGTCAATGGCCGTGTCAATTTCCTCGGCGGTCGCCGTGGTGATGTCAACGCCTTCGCCCTGCAATGCGTCCAGAATTTGCTGTTCAGATTCTTCAATCTGTTCCTGCTCGGCCTGTTGATCGCTGCGGATGTACTCGCCAAAGGTTTCATCCCGCAGGCGGTCAATCAGTTCCTGCCGGTCAACATAATCATTCTGGTCTTCGTCGCGGCGGAAAACGCCGCTGGTTCCAAGGTCGCCTTCCAAGTCATCAATCGGGATGTTGTCGATGTCGCGCAGCTTACCGCGTGCATAAAGGCGCGGGTGGCTTTTGGGCGTGATGCCAATGTGTGTCAGTTCGGCTGCGATGGGTGAACCGCGTTCAATCCCGCCACGCTTGATAAGGGCGTTAATCAGCGGCGTTGGCGTGGCCTTTGTGCGCTTCGCTTTGCTGGCTCCAAAAAACCCCTTCTGCTCACTGCGTTTTTTATCGCCTCGTTTCTCGGCTGCGGCGCGTGCCTTCACCTTCTGGCGCAGCTTGTCATAGTAGGCGTTGCCGGTTCCAACGCGGCGCGGCAATGGCGGCTTGTATCCTTCCACCTGGAAATTCGTGCCAAAGCGCCGTTCAAAAACACGGGTTGCGGCATCGCCGCCAGTGTTCATCAGCGTGCGTGCGAATGCGCCATAAAGCGCTGCTTCTGTGGCTGCGGCTTCCGGCGCACGCGCCTTTTCACCCATCAATTCGCGGTTCATCAGGTTGTCACGAATCTGGCGTTCTATGCGCTCGTCAATGGTCTGGTCTTGCGCTGTTTCAAAGCGTCCGCCCCATTCTTCCTGGGCCTGCCGGATGGATTGCTGAATGAAAGCGTTCAGTTCATCAGGGTCTTGTAAATCCCATCCTTGAAGGGCAGGGTCAATGTCTGGATCAACCTTCATGAAGTCGGTCATGAAGTCATAGCTGCTGTCCGGCCCTGATGCCAGGGCATGTAAAAATTCGTCAAGCGGAATGCTGATGTCCGTGCCTGCAACATCGGCCTGCTGGAATTGTTCGCGTGCCGATGGCGCAAGATTAAAAAATTCCTCTGGATCAATGCCGGATTGATAAAACTGCTGCACAACGGTTCCATCCAGCGTGATGGCTTTGCTGTCTGGGTTTCCAGATTTCAGCACTTCCTTCATCTTTTCCGCATCGCGGCCATTCAGCTTGGTTTCCAGGATTTGCGCCTTGCCAGTCGTGGCCGCTTCTTTCTGTGCTTCCTGCGCGGCCAGTTCATTCACTCCTGCGTTGCCTTTGCGTCCACCGCTGATGCCAAGGATAAGGGCGCGGGAAATAACGCCAACGGCTCCGGCTTCGCCTGCCTGCTGGCGCATACCGTCCAGAAACTTAACTTCTGGATTGTAGGCCGCATATTCAATGGTGTCCTGCAAGAATCCTTCAAGCGTTTCCTGCGCGGCTTCTGCGCCGCCAGCGCCTGTGACATCAATGATTCGGCTTGCCCATTTATTTTGCAGCGCCTTTGGCAATTGGCCCATCAGCTTATCAAGGCCAGGCACGCCTTTCAAAAGCACGCCAAGTTCCACCTTCTCTGTTGCTGCTGTGGCGATGCCGCCTAACGTCTGCGCGGCAAGGCGTGTTTCTGGATCGGTCACGCCTGCTTTGTCCAGCCGTTCTGTCTGCTGCTGTGCGCCCTGGCCTGTGGTCAATGCGATGTTTCCAGCGCCGCCTGTAAGGTAATAGGTCAGGATTTGACCGGCAACCTGTCCAACGCCGCTGCTGATATTGGTGGCGGTGTTCTGGCGTTCTTCGGGTGGCCCGATAAATTCACCGGCATCACGCAAGCCCTGCCCAACGGTCGGCGCTGTCGCACCGAAAAGGCCGGTGTAAAGCTGCAACATGCGCGTGTTGTTATCCATCATCACATATGGATTTTTCTGCGACATATCGGCCAGCACCTGGTTGGCGCTCCGTGAAAGATTTCCTAAACCCTGAACGCCTTGCCCGATGCTTTCAATCGCTCCGCCTGGGAATGCGCGAATCGTGTCCATGACGGTGGTCAGGGTGTAAACGTCATCATGCGCCAGCTTTGCGTTGTCCGGCTCCGCAAGCCATGCTTCATATCCAGGATAAAGCGAAACGATTTTGCCAGCGGTCTGGTCATCCAGCTTCATATCGTTGCGGTATGTGTCCATGTCGTCCGCGACAAATTCAGGCGGAACATTCACGGTGCGGCCAAGGCGCGTGGCTTCGGCATACTGGTCAGGATTTGTCTGGCTTGCCACAAGGATGGATTGCCGCAGCGACTCCTGGCGGCGGCTGCTCTCGGCGCGGATATAGTCGCCAACCATTTCAGGGGTCAGGTCTGTTTCTGTGGGCTGATCCATTTATTTCTTCGCCAATCTGTGGTTCACATATACGGCCATGACCGCTTCATTGGTCGGCGCGATGCCGATTTTCAGAAGGTCGCTTTCAATCACGGCGCGTTCCGATTCAGGAATTTCCGCAGCGGATTTTATGCCAGCCTGTTTAATCTGTCCCAGATATTCGGAAGCGAATTTATTGATTTCCACTTTTGTTGGGTTCTTGCCGTTGTTCGCGGTGCGGTACTCGTTCGCCTTGAAAGTCACATAATTCCGCATCTGCGCCACGGCCTGCTTGTTGAAGCTGCTGGTTGGATCGCCAGCACTGCCCTTGTTGGCGGTGCGGAAGTAATACTGCACAACGCCATCAATCAATTCGGCGGCATATTTGCTTTCCGGTTTTTGCAGTTCCTGCTGCTTTTTGATGTATTCCTGCCGCTTCTCATAGTTCAGGTTTTGAACATAGCGCGGGTCATTCAGGTTCGCGCTGAACAATTCGCTGCTGGTCATCGCATCAAGTTCCGCGACAACATCAGGTTCCGAAACGCCTTTATAGGTGGTGACATCAATGCCATACTGCGCGGCCTCGGCGCGGATGTTGCTTGGCACCTGCGTCCAGTCGCCATTGTTCTGGCTGACAATTTCATTCACCGTGTCCTGCAATTCGTTTTTGCGTGCGGTCTTGATGGATTCCTTCGCCTTCATGTCATTGTCATAGAGGGCAATCAATTCCGCGCCAGCGCCAGGATATTGTTTGTCCAGGTCGGAAGCTGCGGAATAAACCGCCGCGCTGTCAACCGGCATATTGTCTGACATCTGCGTTGAAAGGCGATTAAGCCGGTCTTTCCATCCCGCATAATATCTGGCGTATTCCTTCGGGTCTGATGTCGCAAGGCGCTGATATTCCCGCAGGCGTGCGTTCATGATTTTGTCCGGCGTGGTGCCGTTCTTCAATTCTCCAATCATCTTGCGTGCAAAATCGCTGCGATGATTTACGGCGGTATCAAAGGCCAGAAGGCGAAGGTTTTCTGGCAGTTCATCAATGCCGTATGCCTTCCAATATCGGTCTTTATAAATCTGCTGTGCGCCTTCCCGTGTCAGCGTCTTCACGTCAACATCAGGATTCCATTTGCTGTTGATTCCGAATTTTGCAACCGCGCCATCAGGTTCAGAAGCCAGCGTGTCACCGCCTTCCATTTCATCAATGACAAAATCAATAATGCCTGCTTCATCGGTAACGCTGGCCGCGAATTTGCCGGTGCGATACGCAACGGATGCCGCCGCTTTCGGAACCGCTTTTTCAAGGATGCCTTCAATTTTCAAGCTGTCTTCAAAGCCAATCTGATTCCGCGCACGGGCTTCTTCATAGACCTTTTTGCCAACCAGGATTTTCTGCGGTTCATCGCTGGCAATCATGCTGGTGATTTGTGTCGTCCGCATTCCGCTGTAAACTTTCAGCTTTTCTGCGGCAAGCTTTTCATCGCCCCATCCCTCGCTGGTGGCGCGTGACTGCAGAAGCTTGAAATTGTCATCCGCCTTGCTCTGAAATTCCTTGTCGTCCATGTAGTTCAGCGCGATGTCCTGCATGTTCAGGGCCATCTGTGCATCAAGCGTTTGTGTTTTATAAGTCGTGTATTCATCCAGGCTGTGCCGGTTGGCAAGGTCGCCATAGCGTCTGCCTATTTGCACCATTGCCTTTTGCAGCATGGTGCGGACTTCCGGCGCTTCGCCCTGCATGGAATCAAAGCGCTGCTGGATTTCGCCAATCTTTTTCTTTGTCATCTGCGGCGCATAAAGGGCGTTCTGGCCCTTCTTCGTCATCAGACCGTTCTGCGGGTCATAAAGGAAATTTGACATTTCCGCTTCCGCTTCGGTCTGCAATTGCAGCGCACGCAGTTCATTTGTTTCATCTTGCAGGTTGATGGCTTTTCTGTCCCATTGATCGCCAAGCTTCTGGATCGCGGTGCCGGACTTTATAAGCTGCTCCGCGTTCGCAGCGCCGAAGGCATCCGCTGGCGTGTCAATCTGTTGGCGCACGTTCGGCACTGCTTCTTGCCGCACCTGGCGTTCACGATATGTGGGAACAGTAAAAGCCATCAGAAAATTCCCTTGTATTTATAATCACTGTAGTTGCCTGCCACTGTTGAAGCGCCTGACAGAAGCGTTCCAAACATCGCAGTGCGGCCTGCGCTCTTGGCGTTCTTTCCGGCCAGGGCGTTGTTTCCTGCGCTGGCTTCATAGTTCATGCCCTGCACGCGGTAGCCGTATGCCTCGCGCTCTGCGTTGTTGCGGATGGTCAGTGCGTCCAGTTCGCCAAGCATGGCGGTGTCAGAAAGCGTGTCCACAACAACATCACTGCCAAGGTCAATGCCGCGTGAAGCGAAGCCGACTCGCTGGTCAGCCTTGATGCTGGCAACCTTGCGGCGGTGTTCTTCTTCTTCCGCCTCGCCGCGCTTGATTGCATCATCTGCCTGCCGGTCGGCAATGATTTTGTTGTTGCGGTCAACTGCCGCCTGGTAAGCATATTGCCCTGCCTGGGCTTTGGCTTGCTGATTTTGGCCGTACATTTGAAGACCGAAGCCAACCGCGCTGGCCGCAAGGCTAAGGCCAGCGGCGGTGCTGGCTGATATTCCTAATGCTGGCGCTGCGGCGGCGATGACACACATTTTGGAAATTCCTTTTCAACATAATGATATGGCTTTTGCAGCCATCCAAAGGGCTTTGGTTCCATGATACTAAAACCTAACATCTTTAACCAGCGCAATGATGGCGTGTTGCCCTGCAAAACGTAATTATATACAGTTTCGCCAGCGGCCAGCGTTTCAAGATAGATGCCTGACTCGATGATGAATTGCTTCTTGATGCGGCGGATTTGATCGGTTCCCAGAAGCCAGATTGAACGCTTCCGGTCAAGAATGTTCATGGCGCTGCCAAGGCCAAACATCATCACCGGAATGTCACTGTCCGGCATCATCACGGTCATGGCCTCCTTGCTGTCCTGCACGCTGTAAAGCAAGGCATCCAGCGGCTTCATGGCGCACATTGACCAGATTTCATCAACGTCCAGTGGCCGCAGGTGCGGCGCTATAAGGTGGCAATGATCGGCTGTGGCAGGAATAACATTAGGTTTCATAGACTGGTGTCATTGTCAGAATCTTGGCTGGTACAGGATAATTGTCATAGATATACGGCGCGACATATTCCGCATCCCATGACGTATCAACTGCCACTTCAAGAATGCCTGTTGTCGGGATGATCGGCTGCGCCATGTCGCCGTTCAGGAAGCGTGGGCGCAGTTCGTTCAATTCAGCGCCAGGCTTCTGCGCGGCAAAAAGTCCGCGTGTCCGGTAAACTTCCAGATAGATAAGCTTGATTTTCTTCGGGTCGCCCTTCGTGCTGCCTTCCTCGCCTTGGTCTGATTCGGAAGCCATCGGCTGCAATTCATAATCCGTGCCAAGCCCAACGCTGATGGTGCTGTAGGATGAAGGGATTGTGATGCGCCCGTTCTCCACGGTCTGCGGCGCAATCACGTTGCCATCCGCATAAACCTGCACTTCTTCGCCTTCCAGGTGCCACAAGCCGCCAATGGTGTTGGTCGGGCTTCCGGTGCGCGACAATCCGCAATCGACAAAATAGGCATCTTCCATTGGATCATCAATGTATTCTTCCAGCGTTTCGATATAGCGCCGTTCTTCGCCATTGATGGTGCGCTTCACGACAAAATAAACGATGTCGCGCCGTGCGTCTTCATCGGGGATGACCGCAACGGATTCAACGGTGCCTTGCGTTTCATGCCGCGCCCATCCCCAGACTCGATGCTCCCGCAAATATGTCAGCGTGCAAAGGATTCCATCAGACATCACTGCCCATATGACATCATCAGGTTCCTGGGCAAAAGCCCATTCCTTGACCTCGCGCTTTTTAAGCAGGTGGCGCGACAACACGGAAAGGTCATTTCCGTCATAGCCATCCGATTCAAAGGTGTAGGTATAATCACGGATGCGCTTGCCGTAGCGTGCCGCGAAAATCGCGGTGTTTCCAATCATCAGCGGCTTCACATAGCTGCTGCCATAGTTGGTTTCAGGCGTGGCGCTGATGGTTGTTGGTGACAGAACGCCTTCGCTGCCAATCTTCCATTCCTGGCTTGTCGTCATCGCCAGAAGCTGGCGGAAAGGAATTAGGTGGCGGATGGCGTTGACCTGGCCGGATGCGATGGCAAAAGTGATTGCGTCATCGTTCTTGCTCGGCAAGCTGGTGGTCATGTTGCCGTAGGTTCCGGCGCGGCTCATAAAGATGGTGTCGGGGCGCTTGATCGTGCTGGCGAAAACGCGGCGCTGGTCTTGGAACGCGACAACCGCAGGGCAGTCATCTGAACCGTCCGCGCCAAAGGGATTGCCTGCGCGTGGCGGCGTGTCGGTGACATCAGGGCCAATGTTGTCATCAACAAAGCTGGTGGTTTCGGATGATCCGATATAGCCATAAACGCCGGACTTTTCCTTGTAAATATTATATTTGATCGCGTTCGCAACCGCAGACCATGAAACTGTGTTTTTGTTCCCTGCAGTCGCCAGGTTGTTGTTCACGCTGGCAATCGCTGATGGCAGTGATTCTTCATAGTTCAGTTCAATGACCGCCGTGATTTTGTAGCGGTATGTTGTCGATCCTGAACCAACCGTTGCGGCTGCGCTCTGGCCGGTCGGCGCGGCAACGCTCGGCGCAAAGGTGATGGTGCCAAGAGTCCATGCTGTGTGTCCTGTGCGCGTCAATTCACGCGGCGCATAGTTCGGATGGCAAAGCGTCATCACGTCTGCTGTTTGCGCGTAATAGATGCGGCCAAGGTCTGCGGCATCATAAGGCGTTGCGATTTCATAAACCCGCGCTGCGGTGCCGCCGCTGGTGAAGGCAGGCATTGCCGTGCTGTCGATGCCATCCAACGTGAAAGTGTTTGCGCCGGTGACAGTGATTTTGATTTGCCGCCCGTTCAGGTCGGTCATCCCGCCGATGCCGGAAAGATAGACTTCCTGGCCGGTGCTGAACCCGTGCGCGTTGATCGTCACTGCCGCAGGGTTTGCCTGCGTGATGGCCGTGATGTTCTGCGCGGTTTCCAGCACAAGGTTGCCTTCGCGGTAAACGCGCATATAGCCATCACCAAATTCCAAGACGTATGGCTGAACGGTTGAAAACTCGAAAGGGATAAGCCGGATGGCCGTTGATTCTTTGCCGCCTTGTGCGCGGAAGCGGGTGCCAGGGCGCTTGTATGCGCCGCCCTGGGGCATGATAATCCAGTTCTTCATTATCATGCAGCCGGTGCCGTATTTATCGACATCGTAACGGCCATACATATCCGGCGATAATTCGCCTGCCGAAAATGCTTTATAGGTCTTCTTTGCCATTAATCCGTTATCCCATAAGCTTCTTTGATCCAGTCAGCATCCTGTTCCGGTTTGTCCTGCGCCTCCGCCTCGCCGCTGCGAATCGCTTCGCCAAGGTGATATTGGAAAAGCTGCGACATATCGCCAGGCGTGCGCGTGTTCTTCGCCATCACTCGCGCCAACGGTATGCCCATGAAATAGGAAAGGGTCAGGTCAAAAAGCGGCGTGAAGACTGTGGGGTTCTGAACATCGCGGATGAACAAAAGCTGTGCGCCAGCCTCGTCCGTCCATATCACGCGGGTTTCCGCGCCGGTCGTGTCGTCATATCGCAGCGCGGTTTGAAAAGGGATTTCCTTTTGCTGGTCGTTGTCACGCGCAATTTCCAGGGCTTTAATGCAGCCCTGCGGATAATAATATTCATAGGCCCAACCCTTCGGCGTTTCGCCGGTCAGGGAAAGCGCTGTGATGGCCTTTGCAAAAGACCAGTTCGCCATTGTAAGCAGGGCGCGTTTGGCCGTTTCATAAACCGCTTCACAGTTTCTGCGTTCGGTTGTCGGCTCTGTCGGTGACTGAACACGGGTTGAATGCCCGATGTGGAAAAGGGACAGGTTATAAATATCAGTCTTGTTTGTCGCCATCTTTATCCCCTTTGCTGTAGGCTTTTGCCATCTTCGCGTTCGGGGATTCTTTGGCTTTGGCTGCGGGGACAATGCCCATTTCGGTTACGCAGGCATAGCATTCCGTCTGCCCTTCCCGCTTTGTCACGGATGAAATTTTGACCGTGGCGACAACTTCCATCATCGCGCCAGGCTCTACATTGTCAGGCACGCCAAGGGCGGCAACCTGTTTGGAATTTAAAAAGAAGCCGATGGGATACTTGGAGTCATACAGGCTGCAACATGGGGCGCAATCGCTCCCGCTGTAACTCATATCAACTTTTTTCGTATCCATGTCATCGGCTCCTTTTCAATACGCAGTGTTACGCAGATTATTCCGCTTTTGTTTGACGCTTGAAGTCGGCCTGTGCCGCGCTGATTTCATCGCGTGTCAGACCTTCAAGGCCGGATGCGGACGCGACAACTTCAACCTTCGGCAAGCCGCCAGTTGTCCAGTCATCATCCTTGTCATGATCCAGAAGGCCAAGGGTTTCAACAATCGTCTGCTTGCGCTGCTCGGCTTCGGCTTTCGTGCCGGTCGCAACGCCAGGATTTTTGTTGCTGCCATCATCGCGGTTGCTGCTCTGATTCGGGTTAGGCGTGTCAACGCCGGTGTGTCCCTGTTTCTGTGCGCCAGGGCCGACTCCCGCGCTCTTGGCAATCTTGTCTGCCAGCGCTCCGCCCATCGTGTCTTGCACGCTGTACGGGTCAGGGCGTTCGCCAATTTCGTTGCCGTGTGCATCGACTTCAACACCCCAAAGCGGTGCGCGGTCGCCTTTGGCAAGGTTCAGCGGAACAATGGATTGTGAAACGTCTTCTTGATCGTCCGCGCACGGATAATGCACGCCATCAATGAATGCGCCTGCTTTGTGGATCACTTTGAAATAACGGGTCGTCATGGTCTTTTCCTCTCGGTATGGGTTAGGGCAGTTTATCGTTCGGATAGTGTAAAGGAAAAAGGGGCGGCTGTGAACCGCCCCTTAATCAATTAGGCTTGTCCAACAAGGGTCTGTTCACCGAAGGGCAGAAGCGCCGCAGTGACTTTTCCAAGGGTCGGGTTTGTGCCTGTGACATCATAGTTCAGGCGGACATAGCGCAGCGTGCCATCAGGCAAGCTGCCAAGGTCAACCTTCTTGCCAAGCGTCAGACCGGCCAGCGCGATGCTGACTTTCTGGTGCGTGACAGGCGAAGTGAAAGCTTCATCAACCGAAGACTGAACCTGAAATTCCAGGCTTGTCAGGGTGTTGAAGGCTTCAACGACTTGCGCCACTACGTTCAGCCCATTACCAGGGCCACGGCCAGGCGCACCAAGGTCAATGACGTTGGTGGACACGGCATCAGCGGTGATTGCTTGTGCATCGCTGAACACATTTTTTGCATCGAGTAACATTTTTAGTTTCCTTTCATCAAAGTTTTGACTGGTGAAGATGCAGGGCGGTTTCCCGCCCCGCGTCAATCATTAGACAACCGCTGACTCTGCATCAGTGATGGCATCGTTCTTGATGATCGGGATGCCACGGAAGGTGGTAAATTCCTGTCCGTGAATCTCTTTCATCGTGAACGCCGCGTTGCCCTTTTCTGTCGTCATGATGTCGGCCCATGTTTTCGTGGTCGCGTTCATCAGGAAGGCATACTTCAAGCCGTAGCCATTCGGGTTGCCAGGGATTTTGTTCATAGCCTGGATCATCAAGCGCAGAAGCTTTGCCGAAGTATCGGAACCGCTGCCGAAGGTGGCAAGGTCGGACACGTCGATGTTGCAGATACGCAGGATGTGGCGATAGTCCTTGATTGCCAGACCAGCGTGCCAGGTGAATTTTGTCATCTTCACCGTGCGGCGCGTGCCAGCATCTTGGATCACCTGTTTGCCCAGGTCTTCACGTTCCACGCCAGCATTCGTGCCTTTCGGGTAAATGCCGTGCAGACCGCGTTCGCCAAGGCCAACCAGCCAGATGGACGTATTATCAGAACCAGCGCCGCCAGCCTTGATAATCTGGTTGCCGTATTCGCCGGAAGACGAATTATAGCGGGGTGCCAGACCAAGGAAGCGGTCAATGTTCACTGCGGGGTTGCCGTAGAAGAACGTGGTGCTGAAAAAGTCGTTCATCGCTTCGATGTGCGCGATGTCTTCCGATGCGCGGATTGCAGACTCATTGCCGCCAAGACGCAGCAATTCAGTGTCCGCTTCGGAATAAGCTTCAACCAGCATTGTGCCTTCATCCACCTGTTTAGTGATGGATTTCGTGGGCGCAACGCCTTGGTTAATGCGGCGCGTGCCAACGGTCGGCTTACCGGCACGGACTGTGGTGCGGTGGCCGGTTGGCAGGTTGCCTTCCATGAAGGGAAGGAATTTCAGAATGTCGTTTTGCTGTGAAAGGACTTCCACAACGGCTGCGACATCTTGAAGGTTAGGGTCTAAACGCTTCGCCAAGTCCGCGAAGGTAAAGACATCATTTCCGATAGTAGCCATGTTTGTTTTCTCCTAATGATTAAGTTTCGGGATACCAGGTATTTGCCAACGTCTTTTCGCCCTTTGCACCTGCACCGCCAAGGGATGTCAGGCGGTCTTCGCCCGTTCCCTCTGCAATCGCCATACACATGGCGAAGAATGCAGGGTGATTGCCAAGCCCATAGTGCGTCAAAACCTTGCGCTGGTCATCATTGAAAAAGTGTTTAACCACTTCTTCTGCGCGGCCAACATTCTGCATGAATTGGGTTTCCCCATCCTTGCCGAAGATTTCCAAAGTTTCTTTGCGCCATCCGTCAACAACCGCATTGTGCTGGTCGGCCATTTTCTTTGCTGCTTTTGACAGCATTGAAGCGGCAACATCCACCATCTTCTGCGCTTGTTCTTGCGTGGCATTCAGTTCCCGCAGGATCGGGGTAGCTTCGTTCAAGGCTTCCGAGTCCAACTCCATGCCTTCCGGCATAGCGAAGTCCGAATATGCGGGTTGCGCGTCTTGGTTCCCTTCTCCCTTTTCCTCACCATCGGCATCCTTTTTGTCGGTATCCGTGGACTCTTGGTCATCAGAAGGCTGATTCGCTTTGTCGGCTTTATCAGCATCCGGCTGGTCTGAGCCTTGCGCGGGTTCATCTTTACCAGAATCTTTGTTGGCATCATCAGCCGCGTCCGGCGCTGGCTGGTTGCCGTTATCCTTTGGTGCCTCTGCGGAAGGCGCAGGTGTAGCATCAGCCGCAGGCGCGGCTGCGGGGGTTGCTGTTGCAGCGGGGGCCGCTGCTGGTGCGGCATCACTGGCCGCTGGTGTTGCTGTCGCGTCTGTCATAATCTTCTTCCGCCTTTCGGTTCAGTTCCTTGTCCGCTTGAATTTTACTCATAATTTGTGTGTCATGCAATAACGCTTTGTTTAACCACCACAAGCCGCCATTGCGGAAGCCTTCGTTAAAGGCATGTTCCGTTGGCACGGCATTAAAATTGGTGTGGAAAATTCCGGCGCTCTCCAAAAACTGCGCCAGGACATAGCGGCAATCAGGATCATTGCAGATTTTGGCAATGCCGTTTGCTTCGCGCTCGTTCAGATGATAGGCGCGGTCTTTCGCATTTCGCACGTCTTCTGGGTTGCTGTTGTCGTATGCCATTACTGGACTCCAATCAGCGTGTTCAGCGCCGTGCTATCGCCAACCGGCGTTTTTGAAAGCTGCTCTGCCGCCTGCACGCCTGCCATGCCAAGCTGCACCTGCTCTGCGCGTTGCGCCTGTTCTGCGCGTGCCGCACGCTTCTGGGCAACCTTGTCATCAGGCACAATGATCCGTGTCGGAACGCCAAGCATCGTGCCAACTTCATCAATGGACTGGTCGATGTCCACTTTGTCCACCGCATCTGGGAAGAATTGCGCGGCATAGCCGGTGAAGGACAAGAATTTTTCGATAGCGCCAATGCCAACCTGCTGCTGCGCCTGCGCCAGCACGCTGATATATTCCACCTTCAAAGGCATCCCTTGAATTTCTTCTGGCGGCGGCGGCAACTGCTCATGCTGCATCATGATTTCAAAGGCGCGTTCAATGCAGGGGTCAAGATATTCATTGCCCAAACGCTCCACAACGGGGCCAAGCTGAATCAGTTTTTCTTCGTGGCGTTCTGCAACTTCCGTGGCGGTCATTTCGCGGCGGTCGCTCTGCGCCAGCATCAAGAAAAGGTCAGCATAGAAGGCGCGGTTCACGCGCTGTTCATCAATCTGTATGTCCTGAATCAGATATTGCAGGGGCAGGTTCACTTCATACAGCGTCTTGATGCTGTCCGCGTTCACGTTCGGTGGGCGATATGTCACGCCGCCTGGCAACCCTGAAACTGGATATTGACCTTGGCGCATTTCATTGGGCGCGGATGTCGGCGGGTTCACCATCTTCTGGATGCCCTTTGCCTTCTCGCGCTCTTTAAGCTGCATGGCCTTTGTGTCGCCGATGGCATCCATGCCAACGCCGATGCCCCAAGGTTCGTCATCGGTTGTTTCCCAACGCGGAACCTGGCAGGGGAATCGGTCATAACCTGCGGTCTTCAATGGCCGGTCATAGCCCTGTGTCCAGTAGCAGGAAACGAAAGGCTTTTCATTGCTGGCCTGAATTAAGCGTTCATCCTTACGCCGTGCAAACGGGTTGGGGAAAATCGCAATCCATATATCGTCTTCCTGGAAATAATCGCCTTTGTCGTAGGCCATTTTTGTCTTCGGCGCGACTCGATCCAGGCCGAATGCCTGCACCTGCTGATAAACCGTCATGCGATTCAGAATTATAACGCGGTCAACGCGGCCCTTGTAATTTATTCCAACCCAATAGCGGCCTGTCATCAGGGCGCGGAAAAGAATGACATCTTCAAAATCCTGCGTCTGCATCTGCGCCGCAGTTCCGAAAACGCCAAGAACGCCATAAAGCGTGTGGCTTGTGTTGTAAAAATTGCTGCGGCGGAAGGTCGTTTGCATCCGGCTGGTGCAGGTGTCCAGCCATTCGCGGACAACCGCGTTTTCAGACAAGTCCCAATCTTCAATGCCGATTTTAAACCAGGGCCGCGCCGGTGAAGTCAGGCCGGATTGCATACCGGATGCCAGCGTGCGTGCCGCTGTCCGGCATGTGTTGTTGATAATGTTGCTCCACTTGCTGCGCTTCGTCTTGCTGGTGTCGTCAATGCGTACCATGTGCGGCGCAAAATATTTGCCAAGTTCTTTCCAGTCAGGTTCATATTCGGTGCGAATCTGTTTTAAGCCATCGGTCATCTTTTGTGAAATGTCCATAAGCTGTTTTTCCTGCTCCGGCGATAGGCCGAAACGCAGGCGGGGGAAGTTCAGGACATTGTTTTGTGACCGTAATGGAATCATCCCAGAAGCTTTCTTTTCGCAGCGTTGGCAAGGTCTTCTTCATTCGCAAGGCTGTCTTCGCTCTCCGTGCTAAGACCGGCACGGCGATTGTCGTCAATGCCAGCGCCGGTGAGGATCGCGCCTTTGTCCTTGCCATAGTCGCTGGAAAAGGTCGGCGCTTTTTCTGCGCCTGCGGAAAGAAACTGGTCAGACTTCCCTTTTTTGGAAGCCCATTCTTTCAGCTTGCCGTATTCATCGCGGCTGTAAACCATCCCATAATCTGATTTATAGGCAATGTCATTGGCTTCAAAGAAAGCGGATGGCGTGTATTGCGCGGCAACCGTTGCCTTCTCTCCGCGCTTGCCGGTGCGCGGGTTGGCCGCGCTGATGTTGGCATAGCGGAAGATGTCGCGTGCGCCTTTGTCGCGGTCTTGTCCAACAATGGCGGCATCGTTGTCAGACCATGAACCATACTGATTGGTGTAGCTTCGCGGCTCTCTGACTGATTTGCCGCCGTTCTCGATGCGGAAATATTCAGCATCTGGATTGTCGGCCAGCCATTTATCAATGGTGGCAAAAGTCGTTGCGCCCTTGCCAACGGTTTTCACGCCGGAAATTGCTTTACTGGCTTTCTCCGCTGCCGCTTTCGCGGCGGCTTCTTCATCATATTTGCTTGCTAGTTTTTCTCTTGCTGTCGCCATTAGCCTAACAATCCTCTCTGCGCCGTGTTCGGGTCTGTGGTTTCAAGGTCGCTGCCGGTGCGGATAGAACCGCTGCGGCCAGCGGCTGCGCGTGCGCGGGATCGTTCGTCATCGCGTGCGGTCTGCACTGCTGCATCCACCATCTTTGGCGGTTCAGGCGGCGGGGGCGGGGGCGGCGGCGGTGCCGGTGGTTTCGGTGTTCCTCCCATGCACATGGTCGTCTTCCTTTCTAAAAGTACCAAACCGCCAGCGATGATCCGCAGGCGATGATGCAAACGTATTGAAAAAAGCGTGTCAGCCAGGGGCGATTCGTGCCATAGACATAGGCCATTTCTGAAAAATATGCAGCCGCAAAGGATATAAGGGCAAGGGCAATTCCATCTTTATCCGCATCAAGATAATTCAACACGATGCCTGCGATGTTCAGGACATACCCTATGACAATCATGTTGATGGCGTAAACCAGGCGCGGAAGCATCGTGTCCCCTTAATCGTTTTGGTCGTATGGGTCATAATCCTGTGCGCGGCCAGCCGCGCCCATGATTTGGCTTGACATTAGGTTATCACCTTCTTTCACATTTTGGAAGGGTTGAACCGCCAGCGGGACAATATCAAAAGCGTTTGCGATGATGAGGGAGTCGAATTTGTCAGGGGATCGCTTGATGATTTCCTTAACCGCATCCTTTTTGCAGACCTCCATCTTGCCCTTCTCGTTCAGGCGCACGGTATGTGCGGCGGCTTCTTCAAAAAGTTCTTCGTCAAACGGTAGCTTGCCGCCGCTGTCCATCCACTTCTTGGTTCTGTAAATCATTTCAGTTTTCTTGTTCGCATATTGCGGCTGGCCTGGCGTGCCGCCGAAGTCAACGCCATAGACGTTGCCGAAGCCGCGCCGCTGCATCTGCTCCACCACGGCGAAGCCATAGCCGTTGTCCACAATGGCGGCATCGGCCTTCCATTGGATCATCTGGCTTGCCAGCACGTCACAAAGTTCCGGCGTTCTCATGCCCTTGAAAGACATCTGCGGCCAGGTCATCAAGCCCTGCTTTTTGGTCAGCACGGATTTGTCTTTGCCTGGGCCTGCGACATCCAGACCGATGACACGGGCTGCGCCGTTCAGGTCGGACAATCGCAATTGGCGCTTCGCGCTGCGGTCAAGGTCAACCAGTTTGAAAAGAACATCGTCACTGGATGCCTGAAAGTCGCAAAGCATTTCCTGTGCAAACATTGATTCGGTCATGTCATCCTCCAAGGCTCTGATTTCTTCCGGTGGTAGCCACGGAAGGTTTGTGCTGTTGACGCTGAATTTCAGCGATTTCCAAAGCGGGTCTTTCAATCCGCGCTGGTAAAACTTATAAAGTTCGTTCATGCCCTTGGGCGTGCCAATCAGCAATGCCCATCCCTTGCGGTCGGCCAGCGCCGGTCTGATAATAGCATTCCAGACTTCGCCTTTCATGTCCGCAATTTCGTCAATGACAACGCCATCAAAATATAAACCACGGATGGCATCGGCGTTATCCGCGCCGAAAAGCTGGATGCGTGCGCCGTTCGGCAACTGCACCCATAGTTCTGATTCGTTTTTCTGGATGCCAACGGCTTTCCAATCCCGCCCGAAGGTTTCTGACACATAGCGTTTCAGCTTGCGCCAGGCAATCTGCTTGGCCTGCTTCAAGAACGGCGCGATGTATCCATACATTGCATCCGCTTTGGTGGTGGCGATGGCATCGGAAACAAGGCAGGCAACGGCGCATTCCGTTTTGCCAAAGCGCCGGTGTGCGACTGCAGTCACAAAGCGGTATTCAGACAGGGCGCTGTGGATCAGCAGTTGATATTTGTGCGGCGTATAAGGAAAATTATACGTCTTCGGAGTCAATATCGTCTGGCTGGTCGGCCTGATTAGAACGCCATTGCTGACCTGGTAGGGGGAAATTAACATTTACCTGTATCGCCATTGGTTGTTTCTGTAAGTCCTCGCCTTTATAAAGCTGATGGATTTTTAAAAGTTTTTCAATTGCTTCGTCACGGTCGCGGGGCTTGACCTTGTATGTTCGCACGCGGTCGCCATCCTTCGTCACGCCAATGCCAAATTCAATATCCAGAAGGCGGCGGTTCTCCGGCGTGATGGTGGTCAGGTCAAGGACTGGTTCGCCGTTTTCATCAATTTCCATGAAGTCCCAGGGATCAAGGAAAACAAGGCGTTCCAGTTCTTCAATGATCCTGTCGGCGGCAACATCAGCCTTGGCGATTTTCTCCGCTGCCAGCGCCTGCAATCGCTGGCGCACAACCGGCTTCTTCAACCATTTGTTTGCGTTCTGGGTGGCATATTTGGGATTGCCGCCAGGCACGGCTTCAAGCCATGCGGCGGCTGGATCAAACGTGCGGATGTAGGCTAGGGCAA